CGATGCTACCTACGGCATTGACATCCTCGAACAGCGCAGCCGGGTGACGGCCATCAGTAACTACACGTCGTATTCGGTGAGTGCGCCGGACGTGGCGGCCAATAGCAACTGGCCGGCGCACGAGGTTATTACGGCAGACCGGCCGTCAGATGTCAAAAACATCGCCGAAGCCGAGATTACTCGTCGCCTAACACCCCAGATCGTTATCACCGGCGGCGTCCCGCGTGACTACTGGTCGTTGCGCGAGGGCGACTACCTGCGGGTATTGATCCCGTGGGCGCGTTTCAGCGGCGCAACCACGCTCACACGCATTATCAGTCGCGAGATCGACGAACAGGGTGAGGTGATGCGACTGGATTTGCAAACGGAATCCGGGCAGCTTAGCACTAACCGCGTGCTGAACGACATCCGCCAGATACAACGCACTTTGCAGAGAGTGGGATAAATGAGCGCAACACCACCGGCACACGAACTTATGAGAACCTGGTCCGGCTCGTACAAGGCTTCCTACCAGCCGACTACTATCTCGGGTATGAGCTGATCCATACCAATGTATCCGATGCCGAGCGCATACGTGCCGATAACGAGATGAAGGCGCGCTGGCGGGAGCGGCTGGGCAACGAGAAGGCACGCGGCAAGACGGGCGCAGGTGACGACCTGGCGGCGCTGCCGGGTGACGCCACGACGCTCGCCACGGCAAGCGTCCTGTTCGAGGTGCTCCATCTGCCGACGGGCCTGCAAGCGGTTCGCACGGTGCCGATGGACACGCTTATCAGTGTGGCAACCCAGTGGCAGACGGCGAATGCCACCCAGCGCGCGAGCATCCAAACGCAAGTTGAGAATTATTTGCAGGGCTTTTACGCGCTGTGCGCGGCACGGGTGGCGTCATGACTATCGCAGATGATGACGACAGAGGCGAGGTTTAGGTTTGAACAACGTACCAGTCTCTGACATTCAGGAGATCAAGGGCCAACTCCGCAGCATCTCCGAGAAGGTTTCGCACCTCGGAGAGAACCAGAAGCACCTTATCCACCGCATGGACACGCTGGATAAAACGATTGATGACAAGATCGAACTGGCGATTCGCCGCACCCTGGCCCACACCGACAGCACCCGGCGGGAGGTGTCGAGCTGGGTGATCGGCATGGTGGCGTTCGGCTTCATGGTGCTGTTCGGGCTGATTCAGGTGGCGGTGTCGCTGTGGACATGACGCTCTACATCATCACGCTGCTGGGCTACAACCTGCTGCTGGTTGAGCTGCTATTTATCGCCTTCATGGCCCATCGCTTCAACAGCACGGCCACGAACGGCAGCGGGGGACTGCTGGGCCCGTTCGCGTTCATTCTCGCCACGATCATCCTGCGCCTGGACGTGTCGCTCCTCGATCTCCCCATTACGCTCGGGCTCGTCTGGCGGCTGCTGGGCGTCATGCAGTTATGGGGGGCGGTCTCGGTCGGGGCGCTGGTCTGCGAACACATGCTGGGCGGGGTACAGGAATACCGTGCCGGACAACGAGGGGAAGGAACGCAGCGATGAACCAGGAGATCGGTAGTGTCATTGTGGCGTTGGCGTTTATCGCGCTGGTGTGGATAGCGTTTAGGCATGGAGAGGACGAACAATGAGACAGGTTGTGGCTGCTGTGCTGTTGACGACACCGATGCTCGGTGGAATGGTGACGACTAGCGCCGCCGAGAGCTGGTCTGGCGCCGCTGCTTTCTACGATCCCAGCTACAGCAGAGGCTCGTGGTGCAACATGCTGGCGCTGCACGCGAGTTGGGGGAACGCGATTGACGGCTGGTCCTGCGACCCGAACGGGTATTACTCGGTCTACCCAGGCATCGCGCCGGGTACGCGACTCTGGGTTGAGGCCAACGGGGTCGGCATCTGGACGACCGTTGGTGACAGCGTTCAGGCTGAGCACGTTGACCAGTGGCTCGGTCGCTGGGCAATTGAACTGTCGTGGAGCGCGTTCACCACACTGGGGCTGGATGGCAACAATTGGGCGAGCGTCTCAACGACGGGGCCGGTCACAGTTGCGAAAGCGCCGACTCCTGCTGCAGATGCTCGGTACTTCACGGAAACGAATCACAGTATTGGACACGGATTCCTAGCGTATTGGGAAGCGAACGGGGGCATACGAATTTTCGGTCTGCCCTTGACCGAGGAATTCGTCGCGGCTGATAGTGGATTGACCACACAATGTTTCGAGCGCATGGTATTGGAAAATAATCCCGCAAATAAAGACTGGGCTATCAGGGGGCGTTTTGTGTCTGCTGGGTGTCCTGACATGATGGAGAGGACGAACGATGACGGTAACAATTCACTCCCCATTTAAGGCAAAGCCACGGATTTCGGAGACAGTCTTCGTGTCTGTACTGGCAGACCGCAACTCATTTGAGTCCGATGCGTTGTGGTTGCCGACTGTGCCCTCAGAGCGACGGGAAGAGGCCCGCGCTATCTACAGCATGATTGTAGCGGAAGGACACGACCCGGCAACGTGGCTGGCAATTCTGGGGAAGGAAAGTTCATTCGGTACGAATCAAGCGTCGGTACTCTGGCGTAACAGCACCCATAGCTGGACCAACGCCCGCACTGTCCGGCATCCCGCCCTCAAACAACGGACCGAAATCATCCATGACGCCTCACGAGGATCCGACTACGTGCGTTACCGCAACGCATATGACAGCGTGCAGGATGGTTTGTACCGCGTTGATGAGCCCGGCTATGCCTACCGCAACGCCAAGGCAACCACCATCGTCGAGCACATCCGCGTATGGGCGCCAGCCAAAGACAAAAATATGCCCGAGCAATATGCCCAGCAGATGGTGGACTGGATCAATGCATGGATGGCTGCTGAACCAGTGAAGGAAGAGCCGCCCGTGTCGCAGACCGACCAGCCCGGCTACGACTGGAAATACAGCCCCTGCTTTGGCTATCCGATAGACACTGCGGGGCGCAATGGCATCACCATCGACCGCATTATCTATCACACCAGCGAGGGCAGTTTCGATAGTGGCGTTAATTGGCTAACACGTTGGCCGACGGCGACGGATGAGGGCAGCTCGACGCATTATTTTATCTCGGCGGACGGCAAGCGCCGGGCGCAACTCGTGCGCGAACGTGACGCGGCCTGGACAGCCGGCAACCGTGAGTACAACCTGCGCGGTGTCAACATCGAGCTGGAGGGCTACGCGGCCAGGGGCGGGTTTACCGAGGGAGCCTATCGCGAGCTGGCGGCACTCTCGGCGGGCATCATGCAACGCCATCCGGGTATCAAGGCCGTCAGTCGTGAGTATCTTATTGGTCATTATCAGGTGCCGCCGCCGAACGATCATACCGATCCGGGCCCACATTTTAGATGGGATACACTGCTGCGCTACATCAACGAGGCGCGGGATGTTGGCGCGCAACCGCCGAAACCACATCCCACGGCACGTTTCTTCTCGGCGACAGGCCAGTTTATCTCTCAAGGTTTTAAAGATTTTTGGGAACAATTCGGTGACGACCGTGTGTCGATTGCCGTGTTCGGCTATCCCTTGAGTGGCGAGTCGCCCTTTATGACGCCCGACGGAAAACAGGGGTCGCAACAGTATTTCGAGAGGGCAAAGTTCGAATGGCATCCGGGAGTTGGCGTGCTCCTGGCACGTCTTGGCGCTGAGGCATTGGAGGCAGCATGAGAAAGCCAGTGGAGTTTGATAACTACCCTATCGACATCCCGTTCGGCCCGTATCGTGCGGTTTTAAAGCACTGGGTAGATGGTGACACGTGCGATGCGTACATTGACCAGGGGCTAAATAAATACGCTTACGAGACGCTGCGCATTCGCAATTTAAATACCTGGGAGATATACGGTCAGAAAGACCCCGGCGAGCTAGAGAAAGGGCAGGCAGCGCGTCAAGCAGCGCTCGATCTGGTGCCCATCGGCACGCCGGTCAAGGTCGTCACCTACAAGGATAAAACCAGTTTCGGCAGATACATAGCTGACATAATCCTGGAGGACGGGCGCGATGTTGCAACCGAGATGACGCGCCTGGGACATGCCAAACCGGAGGCAACATGAGCGTAGAGCTACACCACGGCGATTGCCTTGCCGTCATACGTGAGATGGCCGATGCGTCTGTTGACGCGGTTATTACCGATCCGCCATATGGGATCAATATCGACAAGAGTAATCCATGGGATAAGCCGGTCGATATTGCTGCGTTCACTGCTGAAGCGGCGAGAGTTGGCCGTGACTTCTGCGTTGTCTTCGGACAAATGCCCACTCTCATGGACTGGCACGCGGCGGCTGTGGCAAACGGGATGTACTTTATGGAGCACATCAGCTGGGTCAAGCGCAGCGCAACGATGGGCAACCGATTATCAAGAGGGCATGAATCCATCCTGATCTACTCCATTGGCGAGCACCGGACGTTTCACCGGACACGAGGTCCGTATGAGGATGTCAAACTGCCCGGCGTGCTCGTGGATGTAACAACGTTGGATTCAATTCGCCGTTACATCGGAGAGATGCAGCGAAAAATTGACGGCCATCACGGGTTTCGGACGAATAACGTGCATCAAAACCCAGCGTGGGGTACTCGATATCCCCGTCAAGGATATGAATCAGCACCACGTGAGGTCAATTACACCAATGTCTGGTCGTTTCTACCGCCGGGACAACGCAAACGCACCGGCGAGTACAACCATCCTGCCCAAAAGCCAGTGGACATTATGCGCCGCCTGGTTGCCATGACGTGCGCACCCGGAGGCACGGTGCTTGATCCATTCGCGGGTAGCGGCACAACCGGATGCGCTGCCCTGCTCGAAGGCGTCAACTTTATTGGCATTGAGCAGGACGCGGGTTTTGTCGAAATCGCGCGGCAGAGAATAGCGGATATTCAGTCGCGGCCAATGTTGCCAATACCAGAGGAGGCGGCATGACAACCAGTGCGCAACGCGCGCCGCCGTAGTCAGGATACCCGGCTAGCACGTTTGTTCTGTTAATGAAAAGGAGACGATATGCCTGCCTACACATTTAGATTTTCTGCTGAAACACTTTGGTTTTTTGTAATAGTTTTTCTAACGCCCATCTTCTCGGCATTGGCCGTCCTGGATGAAACATCACTGACCAACTGGCAGCCGTGGGTCGTTGGAGTCTTCGCCGCGTCGGTGCGCGCGCTTGCCGCCGCAATCATCGCCAAACTCGGGCCGGGCGGTTTCAAGGCGTCGTAATGAGACGGGACAGCAGCTATGCCCAATGACCGGACGGCGCTCGGGCCATACCGCGAGACGGCCCTCCTGCGAAAATGGCAGGGCCGTCCACAGAAAGGAGAGCCGGATGAAGTAATCGAACGCACCTGGCACTATGAGGCCGACCATACCCTCGTCACCTGCCCACGGCGTATCGCCGAGATCGACGCATTTATTAACGGTAGTACAGAGCAGAATACCGATGCGCTGTTAGCCCTTGACGAGGATATCCAGCATGTGCGCGTTGACGAAACAGCGCGTTTGAAAATAGCATAGAAGGAGCCACACAATGCCTTTGACTAACTTGTCCCGCGATCTTCTCAGTGATGCCATTATCGGTGGCACAACCTACGCCAAGCTGTCGAACGCTAACGCCAATCTGGGTGTCGGTGATAGCTCTACAGCCTTTGCCGCAACGCAGACCGACCTGATTGCGGCTACCAATAAACTACGCAAGGGGATGGACGCGACCTTCCCAACACGCGCCGCAAACGCGCTCACATTCCAGGCAACGTTTACATCGGCGGAAGCCAACTGGGTTTGGAATGAATGGGGTTTATTTAATAGCGCGACTGCGGGCAATATGTATTCAAGAAAGGTAGAAGCCTTAGGCACCAAAAGTTCAGGATCGACGTGGGAAATTTCTGTCTCGTCAACATTGACCCTGGCGTAGTTTTTGCCTATGGTGGGTTGATTGAATCATACTACAACCAACCCACCCTCGCACTAACGTGCGCCTAACCACAGCCAACTCCACCCGAGCGCCAAGGGCGAACGGCCCTGCCAAGGCGCGAATTCTCCTTCCCGGAGTACCCCGGCCGTCATTGGCCGGGGTGCTCCTTTGTGCGGGCGGCGGTTGGTCGTCGAGGGGCTGGCTTGCGGACGCGAATGTAGCGCGCGATCTCCGAGCTCTCTATGAGCCAGTCGCGCCCGAGTTTCGTGGCCGTCAGTCGTTTGGCCTTTATGGCCTGGCGTAGCGTGTCCGGCATGATGCCAGCGCGCTCGGCAGCCTGCTTGAGCGTGAGAGGGTACATGTTGCCCTTGGGTTCGTCCATGGTTACTCCTGGTACTACGGCATAAGATCAACGGCTTCTTCCATGAGTTGACCGGCTCGTTCGATTTTGGCCGTTCCCTGCTTGATTCGATTTACATTATTGGTGTCGATCCCGGCGGAGATATCGTCTGCCGCACTGGTCAGTTCTCTCATGCTCTGAAGAGTCTTACTATGTGCGGCGGCGAACCGTGGTGGTGGCGATAGGTCCTGAAGCTTTCGATAATTTGTATCCCATGTGACGAACTCGACAGCAACCAGCCCGTTCCAACTGCCCTCTCCTATGCGCGGGTTTTCCGCAAGCCGTGAGAACCTAACCAGACTACTGGCCGTATCGTCGGTAATGGTGAACAACGCGCTTGTATACGCCGACTCACTGGTGGTGGACGATTGTTGTAAGCGGGTAGCCGTCGGCCGTGATGAGCCGGACGTAACGGAACGCCGTTCATTGGAGTCGCCGGAATCGTTGCCACCAAGGGCAATCATCACGATCAGCACAACCACAACTGCAACAGCAATAAGCGGCTTTTTGATCGACCGCGAAGGCCACGTTGCTATAGGGCTGGACGCATCCTCATCCAGTGCCCGCTCCAGCAATGTTTCGTATGGTGTCCCGGTCGTTTCAGCGGCGTGCCGGAGCTGCTGCTCCACTCCGGTGCGCGGACGCTCGCAGACCGGGCAGAAGCGCGCCGCCACCGGGACAGGCGAGCCACAGGTCGAGCATTCAACCGGCGGGCTATACTTCGTCATGCTGCGATCTCCTTTCCGCAATAGCCACACGTGTCCTCATCGCATGCGGCAACGAGCAGGGCGGGGTATTTCTCGTCTTCATTCAGTAGCTCCCAACATTCGGGGCAGGCATAGCTGCCGCCGTCAAGCTGGTAGATACAGGGATAGGTAACGCCGTCGAATGGGGTCATGCTGGGGCACCTTCCTTTTTCGAGCGTTTGTATTCCGCGACTTCCTGGGCGACGATCATCTGGGCACGCTTTACGATTGCGGCAAGGGTGGCTGCGCTGAATTCGATATTGGTTACACGGGTCCAGGAGTTGTTGTCAACGTACTCCTCGGTGTCATAACGGAGGTCAAAGGTCCAACCGTACGGCTGGTCGTTGATCTCGGCGGCGACCTCCGTCAGGGTCCGCTCATCGTATGGAGAGCCGTATGCCTCGACCAGTTGATAGGTGGCGTGCTCGACGTGTTGCTCGTGGCGGGTGCGTTCCTGTGTCATGGTGGGTCCCTTCCTATATCGTGCAGGGGCTAGTCGTTACGCGCACAACTCGCGGCGCTGGACAGTGATGGTTTCGTCACCGTCGTACAGCCAGAGCGAGGCCGTCGCTCGCTCCACTGTGCCGCCACCGTTACGCGAGAGATACGTATTGGCGCGGGCGGTTGCGCCGGACTCGGACCTGCAGACGGCGGCCAGTTCGCCGCCAATAATGACGACCCACACGGTCTCGATTCTTCCTGCTGCCATGGTGGGGTTCCCTCCCGTATCGTCCAAACCGTCTATACCTAGAGTATACACTGCCTAGCGTAGCAGTGCAAGGGGGTAGCACGGGCAATATCGAAGCCGGACCTTTGGGCTATGCGCTGGGTACGGCAACGATAACCAAAGAATAACCAATCGCCCTGCCGTAACGATTGTGGCGGTTAGTGGCCGGGTGTGGCTGTTTCGGCGGGAAGTCGCGGGAAACGGCGCAACGAATGCCGGATTGTGTCTCTCGGATTGACCGCTATTAGCCCGTCGCGACAAGTGGGAATTGTCGCCGGACGATGTGATTGAGGCTCTTAGAAGCGGAAACCTGGGAAACTAAACATCTTTTTTGAACGATTCGATAACCAGAGGCGTATCTGACGATCGTTCCAGCGCCTCGGCGGCGTCGCTGTCCATATCGTCATCTGGATGGCTATAGCGCCGCAGCGTGAAGGACACGTCGTAATGACCGAGCCGCTGCTGCACGACACGGGCAGGGACACCCGCGCGCATCAGATCAGTGGCGTTGGCATGCCGGAGATCGTGCGGGCGCACGATGGGCACACCAGCCTCCCGGCATATCTTCGGGAACTTCACCCGCATGGTTGCGGCGCGTTGCCGGGCGCCCCGCTCTGACGGAAACATCCAGTCGGCATCGTTCCACCAGTCGCCGACCCGTTCGCGGTAGACGCGCTGGTTCTGGCGATACGTCTGGAGCGTGACAAGTGTCGCCTTCGATAACGTCAACGTGCGCCGTCCGTAGCGGCTCTTGGGCGAGCCGACAATAATGCGCCCGTCCTCATCACGCGACTCACCCTCACGCACGGTGAGTTTGTTACTGAAGAGGTCATCCCAGCTGAGGGCGACCATCTCGCCGATACGCAGGCCGGTGGTGAGCATGAGCCGCCAGAACGCGCCGTCCCTGTGCGTCTCGCAGTGCGCCAGGAACATCTCGATCTGCGTGCGAGTCCAAACCGTGTACTCCGGCTCAATGTGGGCGGGTAGCTCGACGCCCTGGCCAGGATGCGCCGGGAGCATCATCCACGCCACCGCATCGCCGAGCATCATATTGAGGATCGTCTGGTGGAGCCGGACGGTGTTTGGGTGATACGGGCCGTGGTCACGGTGGCGCTGGTCGGCGTTGAGGCGCGCCCCCGTCAACCGTTCGGCTTTCCACGCCAGAATAAGCGGCGCGTCTACCTTCGCCAGCGGCACGTGCCCCATGTAGGCCACAATCGACTTGAGAGCGTTGCGATAGTTGCGCATGGCGCTTGGCTTCACGTCGCCGCGTTTCGCGTCCAGCCAGCGTTCGGCAAACTGCGCGACCGTGATCTTAGACGGCGCGATCAGCGTGCCCTCGGCCTGCTCGACCCTCAGTTTGTTGAGGCGCGCCCAGGCTGTGTCTTCGGTGGGATAGGTTTCCTGGATGGGGATGTACTTGCCGGTCACGGGGTCTTTGCCGCGCGGAAATTTCACACGCCAGGACGTGGCGGTTATGGCGTACACGTTACCCTTCGGTTTGGCCATCAGCCGCCGCCCACGCTGCCGGAGCAACTCGCGATGGTATATCCGCCGGATGACTCTGCCGTTTTCCAAAGTCTGCCGTCGAGGTAAATCTCGCATGTGACCGTGCCATCTTCGCTGCCGTTCTGTGCTGAGATGGATGCCACGTCGCCTGGACCCATCGTGACGTACTCAGTCCACGTGTTATTTATCCAGTTATCCCCCTTGAAATCCTCTTGCTGGGTGCCGCCTTGACCGTTGCGGTAAGTCACGCTCATGTTCTTGTTCTTCGTGATAATGACACGATATTGGATACGGTAGCTCTCTTGTGAATCCACTGTATTCGCTGCGGCAACCGAGGACGTTGGCACACCACGCGCTTCGATCGTCGCGGCGACTCCGGCGGCAACTTGCGTTGCGATGCTGTCATCATTCGCCGCGCTTTGATCTTTGCTGCCGCACGCGGCGATCAGCCCTGCCAGTAACACCGCAATCAATAGCCAGCGCATCACTCACCCCAATCTGGAAACAACTCCGCAAACTCGGTCGCCTGTCGCTCGAATTTAGCCACAGTGACGTGGCCTTGTGGGCGCGTAGACCACCAATAGTTATTGCCCTTCTGTACGAAACGATGGCCGATTTCGTGCCATGCAGAGAGGCATTCAATAACAAACGGCAACCCTGCCTGAATAAACAGCTTGCCGTCCAGTAAGGCGGCGGCTCGTCCAAGCGGGAGGTTCCCCCGGATGACCCGGATACCGAGACGCTGAGCAAACAGCTCCCACTCATCAAACCAGTACACCCCGTACTTTGTCCGAGCGCGTTCCACCACCCCGTTCGTCACAGCCCCCATGCGCTACCTCTCGTCGTCTTCCTGTTCTAGTGCCCTCAGCATTCTGATCGCGATACGCTGCTTCTCCGGCGTGATCTTATGCCCGCTTTCCAAGGCGTATTCGAGGAGCGGATTATCCGCTTCGTCCACCACATCCGGCGCTCCAGCGGGGTGTACTAATTCTCGTTTTCCAGTTTGAGTGTTCCAGTACGTATCAGGCGGCGGGGCAGGAGTGATGATCGTTACCTCGCGTCGACCGGCGCGGCGGCGCACCTCGTTGCGGTCGATACCAAGGGCGACCGCGATCTTGTCGCAGTTGGCCTCTTCTGGAGTGCCGCGACCATTCACCCAATTACTTATCGCAGTGGATTTTAAGCCGGCGTTAGCAGCAAATTCCTGCTGTAACCAACCCCGCGACTTGTATTGATCTTCCAGCCATTCCCCGAAAGTGAGTTCAGTCATCAACCCACTATAAGGGGAATCTATCAAAAACGCTTGACTATTCATTTGACTTCAGTTACACTCATCATATGGGATCATTTGACTTCAAAAAGGGGACAAGATGACATACGACCGCCAGCGCCTCAGAGAGATTCTGGAAGTCCAGGGGCGCCGCAAAGACTGGCTCGCAAAGCAAACCGAATATTCGATTGAACACGTGAGCCGCGTCCTTTCCGGCTCGATGCCTATGACCGAGAAATTCGCGGTGAAAGCTGCCATCGCACTCGGCATCCCTCTGCACTGGCTGCAAGAGGATCGGGTGGCGGCATGATCGTTAAGACCCTCATTAGCCCCAGTATACGTAGTACGTACGCGGCTTTCCCTGTGCAGGCTGTCAGTAATCCTGACAGTGCTGTCACCACCAGCCACGACCTGCGCGCCGACGCAAACAGTGTGTTTGACCGGCTGGTCGACCAGCTCGACGCGCTGCACGAACGCATCACGGCGCTTGAGGCACAACAGGCCGAGCCCGCGCCCGGCGTCGTTGCCTTTGCCGAGTCGCGGCGGGTGTGGACCACACGCGAGCTCGCGGACGACCTGGGCATACACGTAAATACTGTGCGCAACTGGACGGCCCTTCCTCCCGACCACCGCATGCACCTGGATTGTCTGCGGCTTGACCAGCAGATGCGCTTCCTCCCCGAGCATGTCGCCGATTGGCTGTCCCGAAACGTAAGCCGGTTGCCGCTGGACAAATCCCGGAACGTGGCGGCATGAACATGATCATCCTTCCGTTTTCCGTACTCGCCTCTCGACTAACCCCGCGCCACGGTGACGTGCCCCCGCGCGTCACCGCCACGACTGAGGCCCCGAGTCATCGTTGGCGTTCTCCCGCGATGATCCTGAGCCTCAGTCGTGGCCGTGAGCCACAGAGTGCGACTTGCCCGATACCGAGAGGACAAACTATCGATCGAGACCATGCACGATGAGATGTTCGTACGGGCGGGTTATCCCCCAAAGTCGCCCGCCCGATTCCAGTGTAACGGCGTTTGTGCCGTTGCGTATATACCCGCACCAGATTGGAGGAGACATGGCCCGCTTGACACCCATCACGACCCGCATGGCCGAGCTGACGATGGATTTGTACGCACAGGCGTACAGCCTGGCAACCCGTGACGGCGCAATCAGCCGTGATGAGAACGTACTGCTGCTCGGCATTCAGCGTTTGCGCAGCGACACCGAACGGCTCGACATCAGTCGCCGGATTGGACGCACAGTTGAAGACGCCGGCGAACTGACACCGCACGCACTGAGGATGGGACGCGAGCTTGAGCGGGATTTGACGCCGATCCTGGCGCTGAGTAAGAACTACCCACGGTCGACCGAGTTTGAACCGGAAATTGCCTGAAGCCCGCGCTAACGGGCCTCGGGCTGATCTAGGAACGAGATGAATCAAATGGATAGTACCAAAGATAGCAACATCAGCGCAATTGCCATCGCACGGCTACGAGCCCTGCCAACCACACAGGCAGAGGCCGTGACATGGCTTGAGGGCATGCTGGCGGCGGAGGACGCCGCGTTGGGAGCCACTGTGCGAAAGGCTATGCGGACCACCTATCCCAGCACGCTGCCACAGGCCGTAGCCCGCATTGAAAGCCTGATGGCTGTCAAGAACGACGCAGTGACGGCCGCCCTGGGACGTGTGCGGCGCGTTGAGGACGCAGCCGAACGCGCCGAGCGGTATGCCGACTACAGGCGGCTGATGGGTGAGGCGGAAGGCGTCCGGCAGGCGCTGATTGAGATCAGTGGAGGCCAGGCATGACAGCAACAACGTTTAAACGCACCCGCGTCATCAACATCAAGACGCATGGCCAGCCGGATATCTACATCGGCCGACCATCGCGCTGGGGCAACCCGTACGTTATCGGCCGCGACGGAAACCGCGATGAGGTCATCGCCAAATACCGTGACTACGTACTCAACACGCCGGAGCTGATGGCTGTTATCCACACACTCCAGGGCAAGACGTTAGGGTGTTTTTGTGCGCCGTTACCCTGCCATGGGCAGATTCTCGCGGAGCTGGCAGATGGCGAGGCCTACTCATGAGCGAGGACGAACGCATGAGCGAACTCGAAACACAGGTCGCCGCGCTCACCGATGTGTTGTGGGAGCAGTTGCAGGACAACGTTCGCAGGGCACGCACGCCGGCGGGCCGTGGAGGATGGAACGAACTCCAGCACCGCATCGACACGACATGGTTCGCCCGTTTCGACCGGCCCGGACAGAGAGTGGGGCGGTCATGACGGGTACGGACGTTGTGTATGTCACCTATCGGGGCCGGGAATTCATGTTAGGGGCCGCCCAGGACGATGAGGGACTGTATGGCCTGACCTACTACGAGAAGGACAGACCGGAAAACCAGCGCAGTGATGACATCCAGTGGGTATTTGTCTATAGCCACGGCCTGCATATCTACAGAAACCGTGTAGACATGTTTTCAAGCGCCCTCGACGACCTGCTTGTGTACGTGGACAACAACGCAGAGGCCGCGTCATGAGCCGCATCATCCACCCGTTCCCAAAAGGAGCCACCCGGCAACCGCGAGCATCACGCCGGTCGGTGACGTTCACACTGGCCGCCACCGGCGAGCTGCTGGCCGAGGGCGTTGACCCCGCCGACGTGACGGCGCTGATGGGGCGCTATTGGGAGCTACACGGTCGCGGTGCTGTGCATGTCACGTACCGCCGGATGCGGCGCGGCGAGGCTTACAAGGAGGTCATAGATGGCTAAACCGCTAAACGACTATGTGACGGCAGATGGCGTGATCCTCGCGCAGACTGTCGAGACGCTCACCAACATCATCCGCACCGACTGGCGGGACACGGATGCAATGCGCGAGGGACTCATCACGTTGTTACTGTGGAGCCCGAAAAAATGGGGCGAACGCTATGTCCTGTGTACGCCCATGGGGCAATGGGACATGCAGTCCTTCAGACGACGGCTGAATGCCCGCGGACAGTGTGAGGTCCGCAACGAGGACCTTATTGCAGCTCTGACCCGTCCATTGGTGGATTGGTCAGTTGCACCAGGGACAACTGACCCGCTACTCGACCTGCTGGTGACGACATGAGCTTTAGCCTGATGGCTGGCGCCGCACCCGACGATCGCCCCTGCTTTACGTGCCTGCGGCCCGAACAGGAATGCATCTGCCCGCCTGTTGACAGCGAGTATGAGGCATATCTGGTTTGGTTTCGATCGGCCGTCGACCGTGGGGAGATTACTGGCGGACTGGAATATGAGGACATGGAGCTGGTGCGATGAGCGACACAACGATTGAGATTGAGCACGACGAATGTATCCAGATTAGCTGTGAGGACCTGTGCGTCCTGATTGCCTGGATGGCTGGAAGGATGCCTCTCTCGACAGCGATAGGAGCGATGCAAATCGGGCATCGTTACCGCGCAAAAGGGTACGACCAACAAACGGATTTTTTGATCGATCTGGTGAACACCGCTGTGGTTGCTGGCGAGAGCCTGGCGAACGATGGCCATGCACTGGCGGCACGGTCATGAGTGACACAACTCTTGTCACAATCGCGACGTACCTCATCGTGCTGCAGGTGGCCTCGGTTGTGACCTATGTTGTGTGCCTGCTGCTGCATGTGACAGGGCTACTGGCCCGCATAATCCACTGGCTTGAGAGAGGGAAATAGATGAGGCTTGAACGAATCGTTGCATTACACCACCGGCTACAAGAGAACGGGCACATCACGCAGGAAGAATACGATCTGCTGAATGTTTTCGAGGAAATTAATCCACGCTTGGCTGAACGCGCGGCATTGAGAGTCGCGAGGCACGCCCTCGTAACCCTGAACGGCCTGTTCGCAGCCGATGGCGCCGCTCCGGAGCTGAGATGGCACATAGACGAGACAAAGACGCTAGCCATTATTGATGCGGCTCTAGGGGAAGGGAAATAGCATGCCATGGACTGAAGCCGACCACATCGCCGAACACGCGCGACTCGCGTTACTGGCCAACGCTCACGGGCATGCCCTACGCAACGTGCTGAGTATCGTGCAAAGAGCGGTTTATTGCCTCTACCCTGACACCACGATATTCGCAAGTTCGGACCGAGAGGACCGAGCGTATCTCGACAACTTGCGAAACGAACTGGACAAGATTTTTGACGCTCTCATAGCGGCCGAGATAGCCAGCACATCGCCGGAGGAGGAGACAGCATGACCGCAAGCATCGGCCGGCCGTCTCGCTCCGCTGGCATCACCCGCAATCAGCTCGCGCGCATAGACAGACTGGCGCGCGAGACTGGCATGGACGCACAGCTGGCGGCGCGGCGTCGCTTTGGCGGGCCGTTGCAGAGACTGAGCAGAGCAGAGGCCAGCGCACTGATTGATTCGCTTGTACTGATTATGGCATGGACTCCGAAGGGAGGGACAGGATGAAGAAGCTAACAAACGAAACAGCGGCACAGCGCAGCTATACAAATCAATCCCTGATTGACGCGGGCTTGGCGCTACTGCCGGCGCTAACCGGAGTCAACTACACAGGCATCGAAATGGCACGGATCGAGAAGCTCGGCATGCACCAGCGGCCACCGGCTGCGGTCGCAGAGGCCGTCAAGGCAGCTGTACAAGCACGACGGGGAGGGACAGTCCAATGAGTACCAACAACAATGCGGTAGCAACGATCTCACCATCCGAGATGGGCCATAGCAGTGGTTACGACCGCGAACAGGTTGACCTTATCAAGCGCACAGTAGCAAAGGACTGCGATGACTTGGAGCTACAGCTATTCATCGCCACCTGTGAGCGCACAGGGCTCGACCCGATAGCCAAGCAAATCTACGCGGTGAGCCGCTACACCAAGCAGGCTGGTCGCAAGGTCATGACGATCCAGACCAGCATTGATGGCTTTCGAGTCATTGCCTCACGCGTCAAGGTTGACGGCGAGCGGGTCTATGCCGGACAGCTCGGGCCTTTCTGGTGTGGGAAAGATGGCAAGTGGGTCGAGGTCTGGTTGGCGGATGATCCGCCTGCGGCCGCAAAGGTTGGGGTGTTGCGCAGCGACTGGCGCGAACCACTCTGGTCAGTGGCACGCTACGAGAGTTACGCGCAGAAAAACCAGGATGGTTCCGCACAAAATCTCTGGGGCAAGATGCCGGACCTGATGATTGCTAAGTGCGCAGAAAGTTTGGCCCTACGGCGAGCATTTCCTCAGGAACTATCAGGACTCTTAACCTCAGACGAGATGGGACAAGCAAGCAACACGGGCACGGGGCAGCAGCAGACGGTGGAGTATGACCACGATCACGCCAAAGACCAGCATTTCCGGAAACATCTAGCGGTCCTCAAAGAGGTTGCCCCGCAACGCGAGCCAGCGCCCGTAGTAGACGCCGAGACAGGTGAAATCACCGACACACCGAAACCGGAACGACAGCGCCTGTCTGACAACGCCATCTTGCGTCTGGAGGAGTTGGCTACACAGGCCGGCATCGAGTTTGAGCAGATGAGCGAGGACGCGGTGCTGCGGTACGAAAAAGCGGACTACATCTGGCTCAGTAAGGCCGAGGCCACCGACTACGCGGCCTTATTGAAGGAGCTGATTGAGGGGAAGGATGCGGTAGGCGTCGAGACTGAGCAGGAGTTGGCCGAGGTTTAGACAAAAGGATGCGCGGCGGACCACTATCCGCCGCGCTCGTGTATCGACGCCAGATTACAAAGGTTATGCCACATGAGCGTCAAGCAGATGAGTAAAGTCTGGTCACTGGACCTCCCACACAACCAGTTATGGGTACTGATGGCGTTGGCCGACTACGCGGACGATGACGGGTACTGCTGGCCCAGTGCGCCGAAGCTTGCTCACAAGACAGGCTACAGTGAACGTCAGATTCGCCGCCTGGTTGACGGCCTCATAGAGGGTGGGACCATCTTCCAGAACCAGCGTGACGGACGCAGTTCAGAGACGTGGTTGAAGCTCGATAATGCGCCGGGCAAGGCAGCATTTACCCCTGACAAAATGACAGGGGGTAAAGGTGCTTCTTCCATTAATACCCCTGACATAGCTATGTCACCCCTTACCCCTGCCAAAATGTCAGGCCACCCCTGCCAAAATGTCACCCCTACCCCTGACATTTTGTCCGCTACCCCTGACATAGCTATGTCACCCATAACCATCAGTAACCAGTCAGTTGAACCAATCAAGGAACCATCAGAACCGAGTGCCTCGGTTGCGAGGCGAAAAGAAAAACCACAAGACCCACTTTTCAACGCCATCGCTGAGGCGTGGAAGGGCGAACCCTACCGGCCCGGTTTGTTAACCAGGGGGCAGGCGTCGCTAGTCGGCATTGCGGCAGCTGAGTTACGGGAGGTTGGCGCAATGCCTGAAGACGTGCCGGGTGAGTGGCAGCGCATCAATGCCAAGTACGACGACATTTCGCCCAAAGCCTTATCTCAGCATTGGGGTACTACGGGATCAAGGCGTGCAACTGTAGCAGCTCGTGCCTCACCACCCGACATCGACTCTATCCGCGATCCGTTTATGCGTGCACTGATTCGGCAAGGAGGCCAGGATGCCAGTACCACAGACGACATTCACGCGCAAAATGGGCGAGTTATCGACCAGCATGCCAAAACGAAATCTCTCGGACCCGGAGTCGAATCTCATGGCACAAACCTACCAGCGCATGCTCGCGACGCACGACGAGGCTGACTTTATCGAGGGTTGCGACCGCATTCTCTGGACCGACGAATGGTTCCCAACCATCGCCCGGCTTTCTGGCGTGATTGCCGAGTGCGCCGCCGAGCGTGAGTCACACCAGCGCGCCGCCCGGCTGACGACCGGACGCGAGTCTAACGGCGGGCTGGTTTGTGGTCACTGCCTGGGCGCGCGTTGGTTACGCAACGGTTTGCACCATGGACTGATTGCTTGCCCAGGCTGCTCCTACGAGGGCAAGTTTAATCCGCTGACGGAATCGGCAAGCATCGCACGTTATGGCGGCGTTGTGCCGGAGGGTTTTGATACTGGCAGGCGGGCGGATGTCTCGGCGTTGCATGCGCCGTTTCGTGATGCAGACGGGTCGACTGACATGGACCAACTCTATCGGTTTTCAAGAGAACTCAGAGGCCTCGAGCCAGCGATTGACGAACGCACCAAACCGGCGGCGGGATTCAGCACGATCGGCGACGTTGCGCGGTTGGTGACAGCCTAGAAAGGCACACGACATGAGTATGACAACCCGGCCTATCCGCGACGACAACGCGACCACATTTGGGGGGGTACTACGTGCACAGCGCAACGCCGCTGGATTGACACTCCGCGAACTTGCCGAGGCATCAGGTATTCATTTCACGTATATTTGCAAAATCGAAAACAATGCGTTTCCACCGCCTGCCGTGGCAACGATACGCCGGATGGCTGTTGCGCTGGGTTGTGGACCACGGGCCCTATGTGCCGCTGCTGGTAGGGTAGACGAGCCGATGCCAAAACATGAGCTTGAACAACGTGTGCTCGACCTGGAAGCTATGCTCGCCGTCGCCAACACCAGCATAAAAACAGCGACACGCATGCTTGGTCTGATGCAAACCGAGGCACGAAACGTCCTCGTCAATGGCAATACAACCCTGGATGCCGAGTACGTGCTGATTGTTGCTGGCCAGATTGAGAGCGGGTTGGATGACTGGCTGGTGACGGTTGGCTATGATGTTGCGCGGTTGGTGGCAGCATGATGGCACACGACATGACGCCGTATCACCATGACGCGGGTATGACGCTCTATCACTGCGATGTACTCGCAGGACTCCGAAATCTGCCGGACGAGTCCGTACAGATGTGTGTTACGTCGCCGCCGTACTGGATGTTGCGGGATTATTTGACGCCCGGTCAACTCGGCTTAGAACCCACCCCCGAACTCTACGTCGCCACCATGGTCGCCGTGTTCCGCGAGGTGCGCAGGGTCCTTCAAGACGACGGCGTGGTCTTCCTCAATCTCGGCGACTCGTACTGGAATGGAGGAGGCGAGAAGCGGGATGGCGGACACGGGTTCGTTGATGGCGGCAAGCCGAAACTCGACGCGGCGAAGGGAATGCTTCTCCAAAAGCCATCATCAACCGAACTCGGCCTCAAACCCAAAGACATGGTTGGCATCCCGTGGCGCGTCGCCTTCGCGTTGCAGGCCGACGGCTGGTGGCTGCGTTCGGACATAATCTGGGCGAAGCCGAACCCGATGCCGGAGTCGGTCACGGACCGGCCCACGAAGTCGCACGAGTACCTTTTTCTGCTGACCAAGCAGGCGCGGTATTACTACGATGCGGCGGCGATTAGCGAGCGCGCAGATAGTGGACTGGACTTGGGTCTGCTGCGCGGCCGGTCGTTCAGTGACCCATCCCGCGTCGCATGGCACGCAAAGTCCATCACTGACCGGCAGGAAGCAGGCATCGACAGCCGCACTGCTGGGACCGGCACCCGCAATCGCCGCACCGTCTGGACAATCGCCACGCAGCCGTTTAGTGATTGGAAAGAAACTTCCCGTCTGGTCCCTGTGGTAAGCGGTGACGTTTTCGGTGACACGATGCGCATAACGTCACCAGATTGTCCAGTCCATGCGGATCTTCCTGATTCGGTTCCCACGGTGTTTCGTGATGAACGTGTAGCCGATGATCTGAGCGGCATTCTTGACATGCGTGACCGTCACGTTCAAGAGCGGCAAGCCGAACGCGCTGCCATTGCGCAGCACCACGAGCCGAGCTTTGTGGAACCCAATTCGGATTCGCTTCACTACGAGTGTTTACCGCCTGCCACTGGCCGTAGCAATCAAATGAGCAAAACGGGCCACGGTCTTTTGACCAGTCAGCCATGTATGCCTTCCGCTCAAAGTCTTGGTCACACTGGGCACACGTCAACACAACACGAGTACGCTGCGCTTGATGGGAACATGCACGTGAGCAGTACTTTGGAGCAGGCTTGTTCCGACTCTTGTATTTCGGTTCAAACACCCGACTGCACTGATGGCACTGAAACATCGTATGACTCCAATCCATGTACGTGTCAATTTTACCGCATACAGACCGAGAAAACATCCCACTTCGCAACGTTTCCTCCCAAATTGGTCGAGCCGTGCATCCTGGCCGGCAGCCGTGAGGGTGACACCGTTCTCGACCCGTTTATAGGCTCGGGGACGGCCGCACTGGTTGCGCGCAAGCACGGACGTAAGGCCATCGGTATCGACATCAACGCCGACTATCTCGACATGGCTATCAAGCGCAACGCGCAACAGACGTTGTGGATTATGGAGGCAGCTTCATGACCGCGCCACTGACCCTCCCAGCCACCATCACCGCGCCAACCTTTGCCATGCACGTACGTGACGGCCTGTACTGTGTCACGGTGACGTATCCAGCCCAGACGTTGACCGTCTGTTACGCGGCAAAACCGGACAACCCAACACTGACCGGCAGCATTCTCGCGCGACGATTACGGCGCTTTACCCGCAAGGAGACAGCATGATAAACCATGCCGCCACAGACCGTACAAAACGGCTGGCAGCCATATGCAAACAGTTAGCAAACCGTGGAGACGGAATCGTCTCGCTGCTGGGCAAGGACGATTTGTACTGGCTGCTAGGTGAGGTCAACCGTCTGCACACCATGCTGGCCGATGCACAGGCCAGAGTCGATCGGTTACGTAAGACGCACCGTCACAAGGATCGCCGCATTATGCGGTTGAGTGACGTACTGCGAGAGATCGGCCAACTGGACTTAGAGGATGACGAGGGCTACGGGTTGATTGCCGAACTCGCCCGCGCCGCCCTGAATGAGGAGGCCGGAGAATGAGCGCCATGACAGAGGAAAACGATCGGTTACGTGAGGTGATCCTTCACAAGGAACTGCGCATTATGCGGTTGATGAACGCACTGCGGGAGGTCTTCAAACTGGACTTAGAGGATGATGAGGGCTACGGGTTGATTGACGCTCGCGAGATGGTCACCGGCATCGCCTCCGCGCTGCAACTGTCGGACGTGGAGCGCGTTGGTCTGTACGCCGCTGCCGGGATGATTCCTACTGGGATGGCCTGTACCGTTATCGTGACCGGCGGCCGGGTGATGCTGGTCGGGCTAGGAGAATCAACGCCATGAACCAGAAGACCGAGACTCCGCTGGCTGTCGGCTCCCGCGTCCGCATCACTGCCATAAACACGGAGTTCCACGGCAAGATCGGGATTATCAAGTACCTCAGCAGGCCCGTTAAGGATGGCCGCCGTGGCGCTGGGATAGTGTTTTCGGCGGAGGATAACCCGGAATACCCACGGCAGGCCTACTGGTTTATGGACCACGAATGGATGGCGTTATGAAGAGCAGTAGCCAATTACGTTTCGCGGTGTTTGGGCCACCGGCCCCGGCAGTCAGAATGACAGGTCGCGGCAAGTTCGTGCGCGACCATCCTAAACGCGCCGCAATGGACCGTTACCTGGCATTCAAGGCCGCCGTCGGCTGGGCCGCGAAAGAGGCCGGGGCTGTGCCGGTCGATGGTCCCGTGCGCGTGACGGTGGTCGTGATGCTGAACGCGCCGGAGAAGCGCCGCTGGGATGTGTCGAATGTGCTGAAAGCCTGTGAGGATGGACTCAACGCGATTGCGTACCGTGACGACCAGCAGGTGGTGTTTGCGTCAATCGAGGTCGTGTCAGTCGGCGGTGTTCCCGGAGGCGAGGGCACGGTCATCTCAGTCGAACCATGGGCAATTGAGGATCAGGACGACATATTGGCGCTGCTATCAGGGCAGGATGATGAGAGGCCGTGGGCGTGAGTGACGATACCGAAGGGCATTACAACCGGATCACCAAACACGACCATCTCGGGGAGTGGGGCTACGAAATCGGCAGTGTGCCGGGCCGCAAGAGCACGGCGCTGATGCGCGTTCGTCCAGGATACGCCCGCCCGGTTGCCTATTTTCGGGATGAGGATGAGGCCGAAAGGTTCAGGGAGTTTTTTCTGGAGGTCGCAATGAATCAGCGAGTCGCATATGTTGAGTAACCCGCCACGCATCCACAGCCTCGCCACACGCCGCCAGGCAATCTATACGGCTCTGAATGACGACGCCCTCGGCTGGACGCAACTGGCAAGTCTTGTGGCGGAGCTCCGGCGGTTAGAGGCTGACATGACGAGTGAGTACGCCCAGGTGCGCCGGGAGCGACTTGGGGAGAAAGGACGGGTGGGAGTGTGAATGCTACGGACTCTACAACGATTTTGGCTAATGTGAGTGCGAAAGATATTGAGGAATTCGTACGGGATGGTTACGGAACGTGTGCGGACATGACACGCAAGACGCTCAAGGGGAGGATAGACCCGAGTGAGGTGTTGCTCTTGATTGCGCGCTTCGAATTGGCGCTTGACATGCTCGCCGAACGGGAGAAGGGATAGGGAGAATATGGCAGCCCGGTTTGATGCGTTTTGGTGGAAGGACATGAGTGCCGGTCAGTTGAGGACGCTATTGCAGGATATCCCCGACGAGTATCGTGTCCATGCGGGGACGGCAACCGGCAATATCGTTATTCGTGGCACTGAAAAGGATGGGTTTCGGTATCTTGGACAAATTGACATTCTGTCGGAGCAGGTGGAATGGGACAGCCTGGAAGACCGTGCCGATGACGAGAGTAGGTGAGACTGAGGAGGCGTTGTGGAGCGGCCTGACGACACGCCGAAACTGTTGACGTGCCGGCAGTGTGGAGAGCCCTTAGCGCGTGCCACCCCGACTGGCGTCTACCCGCTGGATGGCGTGCGTGTCTACGTCGAACAGGGCAGGATGCGCATGGAGTGCGGACACTGCCATAAGCGTCTCTGGTGGCCGCTACGATTGGCAGCGTGATAGGGCATAGATGTACACTTAACTGACATAATCTATCCTGTATGGGGTTGCCCGGCTGTTTTGCAATGTGGAAGCACATCGCCGCCGGGCATTTTCGCGTGGTTAAGAATCTGGATTGAGCGGCATGGCACTAGCAGTATGGCAAAACCGCATCACAGGCGAAGGCGAAGAAGCGCCGGACCAGCTCATGGCCAACGCCCGGAACTGGCGCATCCATCCCAAGGCGCAACAAGACGCATTAGCCGGCGTGCTGAACGAGGTCGGCTGGGTGCAGCGTGTCATCGTTAATCAGCGCAACCAGGCACTTATTGACGGTCACCTCAGAGTCTCCCTTGCCCTGCAACGCAACGAGCCGACGATACCTGTCACCTATGTTGACCTCGACGAGGCCGAAGAGGCGTTGATTCTGGCGACGCTTGACCCGTTGTCCGCTATGGCCGCAACGGACACCGCGAAGCTGGATGAATTGCTCAGGGACATCTCGACCGGCGACGCGGCGGTACAGCAGATGCTTGCGGAGCTGGCAGAGGCTAACGGTCTGTATAGCGAACCAGAGAAGGTCGAAGACCCTGGCGCACAGGTCGATCGCGCCGACGAACTGCGTGAGGCGTGGGGCTGCGTTGTGGGCCAGCTGTGGGAGATACCATCGTTAACCGTGTCCGGCAAGGCGCACCGGCTGTTGTGTGGCGATAGCACGAGCGCGGAGGACGTGGCGCGGTTGATGGACGGTGCAAAGGCGGATGCTGTCGTTACTGACCCGCCTTACGGCATAAACCGTGATGGAGTACCGAACGACGACCCTGAAGGTCTCCATGTCCTATTCGAGGGCGTTGTTCGCAATCTACCCGTTGAGAACGCGGTGATTGTTGCGTTTCAGTCGAGTCGCATGTTCCCTGAATGGTTAGACGCTATCCGTTCTTATGCTCATCATTTTGAACGCATGCTTTGGATGTACAAGCCAAACGATATTACGTTCCCCTGGAGGGGTTGGATTCTGAAAAGCGAAGCCATTTTAGTGTCAACAGTTGGAACAGGACAATGGGTGGACATTCACCCTTTTGCCCACGACTGCTACACCGCTAATTGGGATAACGCGAACAAGGTCGATATCGCCGGATGGCACGGAAGTATCAAGCCGATGACCGTCATTAGTGACCTTGTTCGGCGTGTGTGTCCTGAGGGTGCGAGCGTGTACGACCCCTTCCTCGGCTCCGGCACAACGATGGTGGCCGCCGAGCAAACCGGCCGCGTCTGCTACGGCATGGAGATCGAACCCAAATATGTCGCCGTCGCGTTGGAGCGTATGTCAGGTATGGGGCTCACACCGCTGCTTGTGTCAGATCATCAAAGCGGCGGTAGTGGCGGTTTGTGATGCCTAGTTACACAGATAAACAAATCACCGACGCCCTCATTGCCACCAAAGGCATGGTGTACGTTGCCGCAGCGCGGCTTGGGTGCAAGCCAGATACTATCAAGAAGCGCATAGCAGACAAGCCGTCCGTACGCGCGATACTCGAAGCCGAACGCGGCAAGATGGGCGATACTGCCGAGCTGAAACTGGCGCAGGCGATCCAGAAAGGCGAACCGTGGTCTATTCAGTTCTACCTCAAGACTCAAGCCAAGAACCGTGGCTATAGCGACCACATCGAGCATGCTGGCGACATAACGATACGGGTGGTGTATGACAACGTTGACGATTAACCTGCCCAATCCGCACGCTGGGCAGAGGCGGGTCATTGCGGAATCTCGCAGATTCAATGTTGTGAACTTAGGCCGAAGAGCAGGAAAAACCACGCTCGGCATTGACCGCGCCGTAGAGCAGATGTTGCAAGGCTACCCAGTGGGTTGGTTCAGTCCGACATATAAAATGCTGTCCGAAGTCTGGCGGGATGCCAAGCGCATCCTGCGGCCAATTATCAGGACGATCTCCGAACAAGACAAGCGCATTGAGCTGCTAACCGGCGGCCAGATCGACTTCTGGTCGTTGGATACGCCGGACGTGGCTCGCGGCCGCCGGTACAAGCGGGTGGTCATCGACGAGGCGGCCATGATCCGCGCACTGGAACAGGCGTGGACTGAAGTTCTCCGGCCAACTCTGACCGACTATGAGGGTGATGCGTGGTTCCTGTCCACACCCAGGGGCCGTAATTATTACTGGACGCTCTACCAGCGTGGCCAGGACAACACCTACCCTGAGTGGATGAGCTGGTCTATGACAACAGCCGCAAACCCGTTCATCAATCCTGCTGAGATTGAGGCGGCGCGTCTTGAACTACCCGAACGTGCCTACCTACAGGAGTACATGGCGGTATTTATCGAAGATGGTGCGGGAGTCTTCCGCCGGGTGCGGGAGGCTGCTACCGCCGAGCCACAGGAAGCGCCTTTGCCAGGGCACCAGTACGTGTTCGGCGTTGATTGGGGCAAAACGCAGGACTGGACGGTTATCGCGGTGATAGACGTGAACACACGCGAGCTGGTCTACATGGATCGGTTCAACCAGATCGACTACCAGATTCAGTTAGGGCGTCTCTCGGCGCTGCATAGCCGCTTTAACCCGTCCGTTGTTATCCCCGAGCGCAACAGCATCGGCGAGCCACTTATCGAGCAGCTTCAACGTTCGGGGATACACATGATTCCGTTCCAGACGACGAACGCAACCAAAGCTGTGGCCATTGACGCGCTGGCGCTGGCGTTTGAGCGGGGCGACCTAAAAATAGTCAATGACCCGATCCTCATCAACGAATTGCAGGCCTACGAATCCGAACGATTGCCGTCCGGTTTGTTGCGTTACAACGCGCCCCGAGGACAACATGACGATTGCGTGATGGCGCTGGCGCTGGCATGGCAGGCGGCAAGCGTGCCACCCGCCGCGTCGGTTGCTATTTCCTCGGATACCCGTGACACCTACGCGCCTAGCAGGACAGGAGCACTCTGGACATGAGTACATGGGACACCATCAGGGGCTGGTTCGGGTTTGCACCGCTGGCCGAATCGATCATGATTGATAGCGACGACTACCTGTATCGGCCGCTTACCAGCCGGGCTACATCCGACCTGCCACAGCATCAGCACGACAGGATGCTCAAAATCGCCGCGCATCTGGACCGCTCCAACCCGGTTGCTAAACGCATCATGGACCTCTTGACAGATTTCGTCTTTGCCGAGGGAGTACAGATCACGTGCCGTAATGCTGAGGTTGAGAAATTACTACGCGATCATTGGGACGACCCGGTGAACGATTGGGACGCACGCGGCCCGAGGATGTTTCGCCTGCGCCTGCGCGATGGTGAGATCGTCATGCCTGCCGGGGTCAACGAGGTGGATGGCGCGGTGCGTTGGGGCATGATTCCCAGCCGCATGGTCAAGGAGGTGCGTCCGGACCCGCTCAACTGGGAGATCGTCCGCTCGGTGATCCTCATGCCAGAGACAACCGAGCGTGAGGGCCGTAATCTGGCGGTTATCAACGAGCAGCCTGAGTCCGGTCGGCTTGAGGGCGAGTGTGTGTTTCTGAAGATCAACGATGACGGTTTGCGCGGCATCTCAATGCTCTACCCGCTGGCGGATTTTCTCGACTCGCTCAATACCATGGCGTTTTCCGAGGTGGATCGAGCGCAGATGGTGCGGGCGTTTGTCTGGGATGTGACGATCAATGGCGCAACTCCGGACGACCTCAAGGGCTACGCGCAAGACCCAAACTATTCCGCGCCGCGTCCCGGTAGCGCGCGAATCCACAATGAGAATGTGACGTACCAGGCACTAGCGCCGCAACTCAATTCGTACGATGCGACCGAGCTGATGGGCTGGGTTCTCAACACGCTGATCCTCGGGAGTGTTGGCGTTCCCGAGCACTGGTTTGGATCGGGCGGCGATGTGAATCGCGCAGTGGGCGCGGTGATGGAAACCCCAACGATCAAAATGTTGTCACGGCTGCAACGCGACTGGCAGCAGGTTATGAGCGACGTGCTGCGCTACGTGGTCGACCAGGCCGTTATCCACGGCGCGCTCCCGGCACAGGTAGCCGTCGAGAATGCGGACGGCAAGCGGACCGGCGAGATGATAGACCCGCGTCTGGCTTTTGAGGTGGTGGCTCCGGATATGGATACGACGGACATGACGCAACTGGCGGCCACTGTCGTGCAGGTGACGCAGGCGCTGGTCATTGCCGAGCAGCAGGAGTACACCAGTAAGGCCACCGCGCGCGCCATCTTTAGCGCCATTGCCCAACAGCTCGGACCGGACATTGACCCGGATGAAGAAGCCGAGAGGATCGCGAATCAGACCGAACAGCGCGAGAAGGAGGGTGATGTCCCGGAGCGGGTGGCAAACGAGATCGAACGCGCAATGGCGAACGGCAAGCGCGACAAGGAGCGGGTAGCGTAGATGTCTGTCACGTTCCCCGAGCGTGTTGACGCGCTCGTTGCCCAGTCCGGACAGCTCGATGCGGACGCTGTGCGCCGCGTACTCGACCTGCTGGGCCAATTGCACGAGCGTGTACTGGTGCGGATCGCGCAACGGCCGGACCTGACGATCTCGGATACCCGCGCGCTGCGTATCGAGATACAGACGTTGACCCAGCAGTTTGAGGCGCAACTGGCTTCGACGGTCAGTGGCTACCAGCAACTGGCGTGGGACATCTCCGACGATGTGGTGGACGCGGAGCTGGCCGCCGCCGGGCTGCGCACCGGTACCGTGGGCATCTCGACCCAGACGCTCAGCATCGTGCAAGGCTACAGCGCCGAGCTAATCAAGGGCTTGTCCGCCGATGCCCTGGAATGGATGAATACGGAATTGCAACTGGCGTCGCTAGGCGGCCGGTCGTTCAGCGAATTGGTGAAAAACATTGGTCGTAATCTGGATAGCCCGTCGGTGTTTGGCAAGGTGGCGACACGCGCCGAGATGATAGCTCGCACCGAGGTGGGCCGGGCGTTTTCCTTGGGTTATCAGAAGCGAGGCAACGAGGTCGCGGCGTCCGTGCCTGGCACGCGGAAGATGTGGGTGCATGCGACCGGGATGATGGTTGGCAAGACGAAGCCGGGGCAGTACCGGCCACGCCCCGCGCATGTGGCGTTGGACGGCACAACCATCCCGTGGGAGGAGATGTTTAGTGTCAATGGGTATGCGGCGCCCGGTCCGCTCGATTCGCGCCTACCGGCGTCCGAAACGGTGGGCTGTTTGTGTCGACTTGTCATGGATTTCACTGCTACGGTCGATCCGACTCTGAGTATCATTTGAGAGGACAGGCCCTTGACACTCATTGCCTACTTTCTCACGATCATCGCCGCACTATCCGCGTTCGCTGTGTATTTCGACCTCCTGGTGTTCGCCGGCTTGCATCTCGAACGATCGCGGGCGAAGCGCGAACGGGCGCAACGGCTGGCTCGTTATGTGGCCGGTGTTGAGGAGGGGCGCAAGGCGGCGGCACAGGCAGCGTACAAGGAGGTGCGTCCGGAGCCTAGCGCTGAGACGATTCGGAATAGCCACGCATGACGCTGTATTATGTGCGGCTTTACCTTAATGCCCTGCTGAGTCGCCTCGTCGTGTGGATTATGGAGCGGCGTACGCCATCATGACTGACCGGCACATCGAGCGCTGCCAGGAGTGCAATATGCCCATCTTTGAGCTACAGATCATTGCGGGGTATGTGTGCGTCGTTCACCGTGACCGGCACCACGGCGAGCAGCATGTAACGGTTCGCCGCTTAGATCAAATCCTGGAGGAAGCGGACGCGCTGAAAGAAGAACAGGTGGCGTAGTTGACACGCCGCTAACCATAACCTACACTACGGACAATACTAGCCCAGAGTGCCCTTCAGAGCGCCCAATGATTGAACGCCCCAGAGCGTCTAACGTTAGGCGCTCTTTCTGTGTTAGACAAAGACACCACACAACCAGAACCAGTTGAGCCGGTTGCCGAAGTCGTGACCATCCTCAGTGATGGTGCGTTGCTTGAGTCTGCCGACAATGGCGCGGGCTGGAAATGGCGCATGCAGGTCATCCAGGCCGGCATTTCCAGAAACAAGACAGAGTACCCGCTCGACGTGCTACACAGGCGAGCCGGGCTATACGAGGGCGTCACCGCATATTACGGCGGCGCTGACCACTCGCCCGCACATCGCGGGTTTAGCGATGTGGGCGGATGGATAACCAACCCCTCCCCCAATCCACGTGGCGTTGAGGCGACCTTCGAAATCAACAAGGGCAAGCCTGAATTGCGCGAGACGTTCCTGCACGCATGGGACGTCTCGCAGCGCACCGGACGTACCCCGTTCGGTTTCTCCCATGTAGTCCCACACGGCAAATACAAAAGCACAGTCCGGCGTCTCGCCGAGGGACTGGTGAGACGCATAGACGATTTTACCGCTGTTGATTCAGTGGACATTGTAATGCGGCCAAGTGCCGGTGGTGAGCTGATTGGGCTCGTCGCCGCGATTGACACGGGCCAAGAAAGGATTTTACGAACCATGGAAGACTTGTTGGCCCGGCTGCGTCGGGGCGAGACGCTGACTGAGGCGGAGATGACCCAGCTGGCAACCGAAGCGCCCGCTGAGCTTGCCAAGGCATCGGCAGAGGCAGTGAAGCTCGCCCCGACGCCAGCGCCGCTGGACGATAGCGCGCTGACCGAAGCCGAGCAGCGTTTTGAGCAGCGTATCGCGATGTCGGAATGCCGGTTGGTGCTGGCGGAAACGTTGTCCGAATCGAAACTCCCGGAGCCGGTCAAGGCTGGCATCCGCGAAGATTTTGAGGGGGTGATCTTCGATCATGACAAGTTGGCGAAACGCATTGAGCGCGACCGCGCCACGGCGGCAAAGCTCGTTGAGGCTGCCGGCGGCGGACAACCGCGTTCGGGAAGTATCGAGATCACCGAGGATGTCCGCGATAAGCAACGCAAAGCGCTTGACGGCTTGTTTGAAGGCGCGCCCATTGATGGTGTAACGCCATACCGCTCAATCAAACAGGCGTTCCTCGATATAAGCGGTCAGAGCCTGTCCTACATTGATGGGCAGCTCCCGTTCCAGATTCTGGGCGAGGCGACCCAGTACTCGCCGGTTAGCGCGTTGACCGAGGCCATTGACTCCACCAGCTGGGGCCAGGTACTGGGCGACTCGATCACGCGGCGCATGATTCGCGAATACAACCATCCTCAGTTCGATTCATGGCGAAAAATCACAACGGACATTGTGCCGCTGAATGATTTCCGCACGCAGCGGCGCACGCGCTTCGGCGGGTACGGCGATCTGCCGGTAGTGGCCGAGGGTGGAACCTACCAGCCCACGACGAGCCCAACCGATGAAGAGGCGACCTACAGCCCAACCAAGCGCGGCTACCTGGAGTCTTTAACACTCGAAGTGATCGCTAATGACGACGTGGGCTCCCTCCGGCGCTTGCCGCAACGCATGGGCCGCGCGGCGGCTCGCACGCTACATGATTTTGTCTGGACTGACATGATCCTCGGCAACCCGACGGTGACGTACGACGCCACGACACTTTTTCACTCCAACCATGGAAATACCGGCACGACCGCGTTGAGCGCGACGGCCCTGTTGGCTGTCGAGAACGCCATGCGTAACCAGACCGCCTACAACGAGACGGGCCACGTCCTGGGTGCGGGCAACACACCGAAGATTCTGGTGATCCCGAATGAGCTACGCGAGACAGCGTACCGGCTTACCCAGTCCGGTGTGATGTCTCAGGCATCTTCCTTTACAGCGACCGAGCCGAACATGTTCCAGGGCGGCTATGAGGTCATCGTGATGGACGATTGGACGGATGCAACCGACTGGTATGCATTCGCCAACCCGCAGGACACCCCAAATCTGGAGGTCGGTTTCCTCAACGGGCGCGAAGAGCCTGAGCTATTCGTACAGGATCAGCCAACGATTGGCAGTAATTTCACCGCTGACAAAATCACGTACAAAATCCGCCATATCTACGGCGCGACAAACCTCGATCACCGTGGCGCGTACCGACAGGTCGTCGCGGGGTAAATAGCTGACTGAGCGGGCTGGCATCTGACCGGCCCGCCACCACATCTGAAAGGACAACAGTATGCCGAGTTCAGTTCACGATCTTCCGGGCGGACATCTGCAACAGGCACAGCTCTCGGCTCATGCCGCCGCCACAGCTACCGAGACGACCGGCGTTTTCAATGCGCCGTTTACTTGCAAGTTGGTATCGGTGACGGTGCGTTGGGATGCGGCCATTTCCGGCGCGGACACCAACACCACGCACGTCAATGTCCTTAATGCCGGCGTTGCGGGGACGGGCACAACCGAGCTTGCGGCCACGGATTACGTCAACGCTACTGACGCGGTAAAGGGCGCGGTGGTCACGCTCTACGAGCCGTCCACTCCGCTTGCCCTTGCCGCCGGAGCACTGATCCAGATCCAACACCAGAAGGTTGGCACTGGGCTGGCGCTGCCGACCGGGTTGGTTAGCGTCACATATGAGGGCGCCTGAGTTATGGGTCCAGTTGCAATAACTGAATTCAGCGCATCGGGCAACCTGGGCGCGAATAACACGGTGATGGCGATCACGCTAACGGCCGCCGCCGCCGCCGCCACGCTCACACTGAAAATGGGTGGCTCGGGCGGCACGGTGGTGCTAACACTGGCGGCTGCCGTGGGCACGTCAACCGTGTTCGCCCCGTGTGTGCCATTTGTCGTCGGTAACACGGGTTACGTCACACTAACGGGCACTGGCGCGGTGGCATCGGTGATGTACGTATGAGCGATTACCTGATTCTGGAACAACGCGCCGAGAGCCTGCTCCAGAATCAGGATGCCGTGCTGTCCGCAGTCGATAAAGAGCAGGCGTTTCGCGAGGCGCTGGCGCGTTACAACCGGGACGCACCACACACCATCGTCGAAAACTTCACTGGCGACGGCGCACTGTACCAGTTTACATTCGTGGGCGCCTTCCTTCCGGGATTCTCACAGATCGACAGTGTGGAGCTGCCTACCGGCAGCCGGCCACAAACATTCCTCGAGGCGGCTGATTATCGTATCTACCGCTCGGCAACCAGCACGGTTGTGCTTGATCTGCCACATCATACGCCGGACAGCGGTGACACCATGCGGGTGACGTACACGGTGCGGCACACCATCCAGGACCTTGACCTGGCCGCCGCAACGACGATCCCGGTCTGGCACGAGGAGGCCGTGACGACGTTGGCGGCCAGCCGCATGCTGGCGCGTCTAGCGAGCCGGTTTATCCACGAGCAGGATTCGACCATCGACGCCGACGCGATTAACCGGAACTCGAAGGATGAGTCGGCGGCCAAACGCTCGCGCGCCTTCGAGAGTGACTACAAGGACCTCATGGGTATCCGTAAGGGTGTTCCACCGGGTCTGGTGGTACTGGACTTTGATTCATCGTTCTCGGGATCGGGTATGGAGTATTTGACCCACGGCTCGAGGTGGCGCTAATGGCTGAGCTGCGCATTACGGCTAAAGGGGTTAGCGAGTTACAGCGCGCGTTTTCGAATGCGCCGGCACTGGTGGAGAGCGAGATGCGCGCCACGATGAATGTGTCGGTTGGACAGATCGAACGGGTGGTTGTCGATAACACGCCGGTGGGCGCCACCGGCCTTGCGCGCGGGAGCATGACGACGGACGTATCCGGGTCGGGCATCAACCTTACCGGGCGTGTCTTTAGCCGTGACGAGCCGATCAAGATCGCCAGCCTGGAGACCGGACGCGCGCCCGGCAAGATGCCACCCATGGCGCCCATCGAGCTGTGGGTCAAGCGCAAGTTTGGCGGCGATAGAAGCGCGGCCTTCCTGGTGGCGCGGGCTATCGGTAGACGAGGCACCAAGGGCGCGCATATGTTCGAGCGCGCTTTCGATAGCGAAAGTCCCAGGATAAAGAGTCTGTGGGAGCGGCGCATCGCCGCGATCGTTAAACGGGCGTTCCGGTGACCAGTTTTGCAACGTGTCGTGACGGTATCGAGGCGGCACTGAACACCGTCACCGGCGTCGGCAAGGTTTACGACTTCTGGCGGCTGACGAAAGATAGTGCTGGGTTCAAGTCGTTGGCCAGCACGACCATCGGCGGCGTCGTGCAGATACGGGTCTGGTTCATACGTTTTGTATTAGCCGAGGCGCTAGAGGAATCCGCATTCGGCGAAGGCGCCTGGCGCTACACATATGAGGTCACTGGATACCGGTCGGTCAACGACGCGGCCGCCACCGAAAACGAGTTTATGGAACTGGTGGAGAACGTGATGCGCGCGCTTGCGAACAAAATGACGTTTGGAGCGTCGGAGGCGCGTGTGTACAGCACATCCGTCGCGGGCATGACCGCCGACCACGCCATGATCTCGGACACGTTTTGTCACCGCGCCCGCATTAGTGTGACCGTTGAGATCGATAGCCCCCTGGTCTGGAGTTAAGACAATGCACAACGAGGCGTACAGCTACGTACAGAGAACCGTTGCCGGTCTGCCAAAGCGCAAGAGCGTCATTGAGATTGGCAGCTATAACGTCAATGGCTCGGTGCGTGATCTGTTCCCTGGCGTGGACTACACCGGAGTTGATGTGCGCCCTGGTAACGGGGTTGATGTTGTGTCGGACGGCGCGGCCTACAGCCCAGAGCAGCCGGTGGATACGGTCGTGATGACCGAGTGTTTGGAGCATGCCAGCGACGCGGTGGCGCTGATTGCCAACGCCTACACGATACTGGAGCCGGGCGGGGTTTTCCTGCTCACCGCCGCTGGCCCGGAGCGCACGCCGCACGGGTCGGATGGCGGCGCGGTCGGTGATGAGTTCTACCGCAACATTGACCCGGACGAATTGGCTGAATGGCTAAACGAGGCCGGGTTCGACACCATCGCGCTCGAACGTGACGAGCAGGCGGGCGATGTGTACGCACTGGCAGTCAAACCAAACCCAGGCCGGCAAGGTCGGGGGCGTACGAATGCCTAAAATCCTCCTGGTACACCCCGGCGCGAGCTATTCCACGGCGGATGTGTTTGACGGCCTTGCGTCTCAGCTGGAGGCACAGGGCTGCGAGATCGTGCATTACGCGCTGGACAGCCGTATCGCCTTCGCCGGGTCGTGGTTGGGCCTGGCTTACAACAGAGCACGCAAACACAACCCGGACACGGTGAAGCCCTCTGGAGCTGATGTGCTGTACAAGGCCAGCATTGATGTGCTGGAGCGAGCGTTGCGTTTTGACGTGGACGTTGTGCTGGTGGTATCGGCTATGTATCTGCATCCGGATATTATCGTGCAGCTCAAACGGGCTGGACGCCGGGTGGGCGTGGTGTTGACCGAAAGTCCATACGACGATCTCCCGCAGGCGCGGGTCGTCAAGCACGTTGATATTGCCTGGACAAACGAGCGTTCCAGTCTGCCCTACCTGCGGCAAGTCAACCCACACGTGTACTACCTGCCGCACGCCCACGACCCGGCCAAGCACAACACCACTCTCTCTGCGCCGGACAACACGGCAATGCATGACGTGGTGTTCGTCGGGACTGGATTTCAAGAACGCTGCGACGTATTACGTGGCGTTGATTGGGACGGTATCGACCTGGGGTTGTACGGCGAGTGGGGGCTGTTCGGCTCGCGCTCGCGTATACGCCGCCACATCCGGGGTGGCGTGATGGACAACGCACTAGCGGTCAACCTTTACCAGCGCGCGAAAATCGGTCTGAATCTCTACCGCACATCGCGCGGGTTTGGCCGGCATGCGCCGCGTATCGAACATGCCGAGTCTCTCAATCCACGCGCGCTCGAGCTGGCCGCTTGCGGTGCGTTCACCATCAGCGATCATCGCCCGGAGGTGGGCGAGGTTTTCGGCGACCTGGTACCGACATTCGCTGACGCCGCCGGCCTTGAATCATCCATCCGTTTTTACCTGGCGCACGACGCCGAACGGCAACGCATTGCGGCGGCGCTACCAGCCGCCGTGGCCGGGCACACCTACGCCGCTCGCGCGGCCCAAATCATTAGCGATCTCGCCCGTGTGGGCATGGGGTCTGACGTAGCACTGGCTATCTAAAAAGAAAGGCAAGGTTCGCAAGTGGCTAAGTATGCCGGCAAGGCAGGGGTAGTTTACATAAGTCCGAGCGGAGCGACCGAGGCCACGAGCATCGTGGGCCTCACCGGTTGGACGCTTAACCGCACGACCGATAAGTTCGATGTGTCTGAGTTTGGCGCGGCGAACAAAACCTACGTGCAGGGTCTGTCTGACGTATCCGGGACCCTCTCCGGTTTCTGGGACGACACCAGCGACCAGCTGTACGAGGGGGCCAACAGTGCGGACGGCGTGGTGATGTACCTGTACCCGTCGCGCAACGCGGTGACCAAGTACTTCTATGGCCCAGCGTGGGTGGATTTCAGCACGAGCACCGAGGTGAGTGGCGCGATCAGTGTCAGTAGCTCGTTTTCCGCAAAAGACGCATGGGGACAAATGTAAGGCTTAATGGAGGTTTAAAAGTTGCAGATGACCGGCCAATCGGGACAGCTCAGGGCTGGCGGCCGCGTGGCTGCCAACCTTGGACGCTGGTCCATGCGTGATAGTGACGACACCTGGACGCTGGAGTGCCAGCCGGTAGAGGTTAACGACTACTGGCTAGACAATGGCACGTCATTTGAGCTGCGTCTGGATGTAGGCCGGCGGATATGGCGCTGGCGTGATGTAACGGTCAGTGGACGGCTCACGATACACGCTGTTGGCAGACCCGAGTTTCTTTGAGAGGGAGGGAATCAACCATGGCCCGCAAGAATCGTTTTGTGACACCCGAAACAGTACGGCTTGAGCTGAGCGACTCCGACTGGATTGACATCAAGGCCAGGCTGACCTACGGCGAGCAGCAGACGCTTGCTAACTCGGGACTGACCGGAACCCGTTTCGGCGGCACAATGGAAGTTGACTTCGGGCGTGTGCCCCTTATTCGCATCGGCATGTGGGTCACTGATTGGTCGCTGATTGATGAGAACGGGAAAAATGTGCCGGTATCCCAGGATGCCATCTCCGCACTGGACCCGGAGACGGCGCAGGAGATTCTTGCCGTGCTTACCACCTATCAGATCGAGCGCGACGCGGACCCAAACGACGTGAAGCCCGTGACGCCCAGCTCCAAAACGAAGTCGTGATCTGCCAGTTTATGCACTGGAGCTATGACGACCTGATGAACGCGCCAGACGACATCGTTGAGCCGATTATCGAGGTGATGCAGGCACGCAAGGGACACTAGGGGTAGTCGATGGCGAAGACCGACATACAAATCATCATCGAGGCAAAAAATACGGCTAATGCAGAGCTGAAGAGCCTGAACGCCGAGCTTGGCCGTACCCAGGGACATCTCAACACCACGAGCGGCACGGCGGACAAGACCGTTGGCTCGATGGGCAGACTTGGTGGCTCGTTTAATAAGGCGAACCTGGGTGCGATTGCAGCGGGGGCCGGCATGTTCGGGCTTGCCGCTGGCGTCGGCATGGCGGGGAAGGCCGCTATCTCTGCGGGCATTAACTACGAAACGGCCTTCGCTGGCGTCGAGAAGACCGTGGAGGGCACGGCCGCGGAACTGGATGTTCTGAGCACCGCTATCCGCCAGATGGCGACCGAGATGCCGATAGCGGCCACTGAGATCGCGGGGTTAGCCGAGGCGGCCGGTGCGTTGGGTGTTAAGAAGGAAGACATCCTGGAGTTCGTCCGTGTCACTGCTCTGATTGGCACCACGACCGATGTGAGCAGCGACCAGGCCGCTACCAGCTTGGGGCAGCTATCGAATGTCTTAGGGCTAACGAATGATGACTACGAGAAATTTGGTAGCACGTTAGTCGATCTCGGTAACAAGGGCGCCTCGACCGAAAGCCAGATACTCGGCATAACCGAACGGGTTGGGGCGGCGGCAGAGCTGCTTGGCTTTGCGACGGAGGAGACGCTGGCATGGGGTTCGGCGGTTGCTAATCTCGGTATAGAGGTCCAGGCGGGCGGGACGGCGCTTCAGACGTTCTTCATTTCGACCGCCAAAATGGTTGCCGAAACGGGGGATGAACTCGACATCCTGGCCGAGACGGCGGGCATGACGGCAGACGCATTCGAGCAAGCCTACGCACAGGATGCCAGCGCGGCCCTACAGACCGTCATCACCGGGCTGGGCGAGCTAGACCAGGCACAGCAGCTCGCGGTCTTAAGCGCACTCGGGTTCGAGGATGTGCGTATCACCCGGACGCTGCTCGGGTTGGCATCCAACACTGACAACCTGACAAACAGCCTTAATGTCAGTAAGGACGCATGGCAGGAAAATAGCGCCATGGCGATTGAGGCTGAGAAGCGCTTCGAGACGACGGCCAGCAATATTCAGGTTATGAAGAACAATCTCAACGATCTTGCTATCGGCTTTATGGATTCGTTTGGACCGGCTATCAATGCTGGCATCGAAGATGTGACGGATTTCATACAGGTCCTCTCATTGATCCCGAAGTCGGTCGATGTTGTTGTCAATCTGGTCAGAAACCCTGTCGATACTTTCTTCGCATTCGATAAATGGACTCACGATTTCTCAGAAGAACAAAAAGGGGGCAACCCGGTCGACGCCGTTATTGGCGGCCTTGTGTCGGGTGACGTGATCGGTCAGTTTCGAGATGCGGGACAACAAGGTGGTGAAGCCTACCGGGTGAGCATGGAAGACGCCATGCAGTTTGACCCCGCCAAGATGGGGCCGTTCCTCGATTCCATGTTCACTCCAGACGCCAGCATGATGGGGCCGTTCCTTGACGAGATATTCATCGGGCCAATTCTCGCACTTCGACCCGAAGTCACCGCGCACCTGAAAGAACTGTTCACGCTTGACCCGTCCGTTGGCGCGGAGTTTGCCGGGTCGATTGCCGAGGCTATCAACTCTGGTGCAATGTCAATGGAGGAGGGCCTAGACCTCCTCAGCGGTCTTCCTAAGGAAATCTTGACACCGGCGCTTGAAGATGTTCGTCGGGACATCATCCGCACGCTCGGTGAGGAAGGCTTAGGCAACAACCTCATTCACGAACCGTTGCAGCGGTCGCTTGAAATCGTCAACCAACTGCTCGGCGATACAGGTAACAGTCTCAGTTCCGCAGGCCAGGGTTTCACCGAGTTTGGTAATGCGGCTGAGATGGCCTTCGCTGGCGCGATTCCGGTCATTGAAGACCTGACCGGCGCGTTCGGCAACTTCGGCGCGATCCAGGACGTGTTCTTGCAGAACATCAGCAATGCCGGTGAGGGTGTCTCCGAGTGGCAGGGCCATCTGTCCGGCGCTGAGCAGGCAATCGGCCTGTTGCAGGATAAGCAAGACCGCGGAATCGAACTGTCCGCGGAGGAACAGGAACAGCTCGAAACGCTCAACTGGTTACGGGAACGGTCTATCGGTGGGATTGATGATGAGGCAGCGGCTGTTGTTGAATCAAATGTCGCCTTCGCTGATTTCGTGAAGCTCCAGGATGAAGCAACCCAGGCACTCAAGGATCATAAGATTTCCCAGGAGGAATATGACCAGATCATCGCTGAGGCGGCCGGCGGTCTTGACCCGTTAATTGCGGGCCAGGTTAGTCTCGCCGGTGTTATGGAAACCGTCATCGAAAAGATGCGCGATTTCATGGTGGAGATCGGGTTAATCCCCGAAGAAGCATCCACTGAGGTCAGCACTCCCGGACTCGACGGCAGTACGCAACTGGTCGATGGTTTCGGTGGCGAGCTGGAAGAGCTGCCGGATGAGGTCACGACCGAACTGCTTGCCGATATCGCATCCGCTGAGGAGGATCGCAACCGGCTCGTCGAGATGTACGACACGATCCCGACTCCTGATCCGACCGTTATCACGGCTGACACTGCCGACGCCTATATGTCGGTCAACGAATTTGTTGGCCTGCAAGATCAGATTACCCCCTCGGTCGATACTTCCATCTCCGCCGATATTAGCGCGGCGGTCGGCGCCCTTGAGTCTCTGATAGCCATGGCCACGACGACCAGAGTTATGCCGGTGCAGATCAGTAGCCAAATCGGGTTTACGGCGGCCACCGGCGGCACGATAAATGAATCCGGTATTGGATTGGTCGGTGAAGAGGGCCCTGAGCTAGTTTTCCTCCCGAAAGGCACCGAGGTTATCACCGCACCTGAGTCGGCGGCCATGCTGCGCGACATGCCGTGGCTGGGCGGGTACGCCGAGGGCACGGAAGGCGCGCCCGAACTGACCGGTGCGGATCGAGCCGCCTTACAGATTCTGGGCGACCTGTACGTGGTGCTTGACCCGGCGTCGGTTGCCGAGGCTGAGGCAGAGCTTGCTAGCCTGTGGGACTCGCGCGCCATCGCTGAGTCTCTCGGGTTGGGGGAGGCGGTGCTTGCCGATCTTGACGAACAGATCGCCGCCAAACAAGCGGAGCTTGACCTGATTGGCCGCGCGGCCGGGACCTCCATCGGGCAGGGTATCACCAGCTCGATCGAAGCGGAGATAGCCAAGGCTGATTTTGCCGCCGCACAGGAAGCGATGTTTGACGCGGCCAATGCCGAAGCGGACGCGCTCTTTGAGCGTTACGGCGCGGCGCTTTCCGAGGGAGCCGCAGGCCAGATCGACCGCATGGCCGAACAACTCTCAGAGATGGACGCGGCCATCCAGATGGCGGTTGCAGGCGGCGCCAGCGAAGGTGCGCTGCAAGTGATGCAAGCGGCCCGCATTGCCCTGCAAATCGAAATGGATATGCTCATTGAGGATATGCAGGTAGCCACCGCAGCGGGCCTGATCCCGGCGGTCGAGGAGATCGCCCAAATTTCTCTGGATGGTGTGGCTGCGATCTTCGAGGAAGCCCCCGAGATAGCCGGGCAGTTCGTCGACGACATTGTGCTCGGCCTCTCCGAGGGCACGTTTGATATGGAACAGGCGTTCGGGCTGCTGGGCCAGATTGCAAGCGACGAGCTGATCCCAGCGCTGGAAGACATAGAGAGGCAGCTGACGGTTGACCTCGTGCAATCCATCATCGACGGCAACACCGAGCTGGAAGCCGACATCCTGGAGAAGCTGCGGTTGCTGGGCCTGCTGGTAGATGAGCTGGGGGTTGCAACCGGGGCCGTTGACGAATTTGGCCACATAATGTCGCCCGGTGGTGGGTGGATATCAGGCGAGCAACCTGGTGCGGGCGGTGGTGGCTCAAGTGGCGGCGGTAGTAGCTTCGGCGGTGGCGGTGGCGGGTCTTCCGGTGGTGGTGGCTATGACAACGCGAACGGCAGTAGCGCCGGGACGGGCGCGCCGCCAGCGGGACTCAGCTCCAGCGACAGCGAGGCGGAATGGCTCGCGGTTGCGCAAACGCAGCCCAACCCGTCAGCGATCATGTCCATGTATTACGGAGGCATTCTCGAAAAGTACGGGCTGTCGTTCTGGAACCTGAGCGGGTCCAACCCCGACAAGCTGAGACAGCAGGTAGACGCCCTGTTCATGGGCAACCCAAAGCTCGTCAATAACACCGAGCTTATGCGGTCGCTCGACTGGTGGAACTATCCCCCGCCGTCATGGATCACCCGTGACAACCCGGCCATCCCAGGCTACGAGAAGATGCCCGGCAATAGCGCGTTCACGCCCATGGCCATGGGCGGCGTCATCGACCAGCCGCTACTGGCGTTGATGGGCGAGGCAGGCCGTGAGGCGGTCGTACCGCTGGAGGGCCGTGGAGCGCAGCAGGTGGCCGAGGCGTTGGTTGTGGCCATGCGTGAGGGTGGCGTCGGCGGCAGTGGACAGGTCATCGTCATCGACTCCCCAATCATCCTTGATAGTCGTGAGATTGGCCGCTTCTCGCGCCAGATCATGCTTGATGACTACCGGAGGACCTTGTAATGGCAGGACTACGCCCTACTGGCATCGAATACCCGGTCGGGTCCGGGACCTATATCGACATTGAGCGCGACACGTCGGATTATCAGGCGTTGTTCCTGGCGGACCAGACGTTCGCGGTCGCGGCCACACCCAATATGGAGTCGCGCCGCAATAGTAGCGCCCTGCTGACCTCGATCTCGGTTGATGGTCGCACGATCCCGATGACGATCGCCAGGAAGAGCGCGGGCACGACCACCTCTGCCACGTTCCACACCGACGTCAAACGCTGGTTTGACCCTGGCAAGGGACGCTCTGGAACGCGCTACCTGCGCATTCTGGGCGATGACGCTACGACGGTACTACGCCTGGCTGTGCATGTGGTGTACCTTGCGCCACGGCCTGGCGCGATTGATATGTACGACGTACAGCTACAGGCGGTAATACCCTATTTTGAGGCGTTGACGGAAACAAGCACGGTCGTCACAACCAGCGGCACGGTGACGAACAACGGCAACGCGCGGGCGCAGACGACGCTGGAGATCACTGGCGGTACGAGTATCAGCGGCAACCAGTACACCATCACCGACACCACGGGACGCGGGCTGGTGAACTATCCGTTCGTGATTGCCGACGTTGCGCCGACAACCAGTCAGGCTGATTCATATGTGCTGGTGAATGGAAACAGCGTTGCGTTTCGACAAGGGGCTAGCAGTGCCTCTTATTGGGTGTTCGTTGATCTGCCGCCCTCGGGGGCGGTGACGGTGGATATTCTGCGCAACACGGGCGTAACGAACCCGCTGGCCGGGACACTTGATATCGGCAATCTGCAAGCCGCGAACACGAGTAACGCACAGTTTGCCTGGGACACCTGGTCAGTAAAGACAGTACCGGAGCGTAACGCCATCTGGCACGAAACCGATGTGCGCATAGGATGGCTGGGCACGACAGCCGTTTACTATGGGTCTACCACGAACGCATCCGCTGAAGCAGTTTTTAACATATCTGACATCACCGTCTACGATAACGGCTCCAGTGCGCTTCTGCTCGCGGTTGGTGCGAATGGGGGAACGCTCGTAGGTCTGGTACGAGTAACGGCGTACATGAGCGATACGCGGGCATATGTCTACAAACGGGCATATGGTAGCCGGCAATGGACGGTTGCATGGTCGACACTAAATAATGGCACCACAACTACGTCAATAGATGTTAGCGACGCAGTTGAGATTGTCGTGGGTATGGAACTCTATCGTGACGTGACCGCGTCGGGGAACAGGTCATTGACATTGTCCTGGTACCCTCCTGGGCCAGGCACATTAAGTCTTACTAGCTACCCCACGCTCTCGTCCGCAACGGCAACTACCTGGCGCATTCTCAACGGCGTCATAACGAACAGCGGCAACGGGCAAACACTAACGTTCACAAACTTTATTTTGCGCAGCGGCACACTCACTATCGCCGCCACGATTGACTACAACCAGCGCGCGTTGTCCAATTCGGTGAGCGGGCCAATGCTGGGTAGCGTGACGTTCGGCGACCAGGTTGACCTGTTTAGCGTTGACCCCGGCTCCAACACTGTCACCGAAACCATTGACGGTAGCGTAACGGTCAAACATCGCGGGACGTATCTATAATGCCAAACCGTATTGACGACAACCCGAGTGTGGGCACGATTACGCATAGTCCCTCGCCTGTGACGGGCGGTAGCTGATGGCATATCGAGACATTGTCCTTGCCGACAGCCCGGTTGCCTACTGGAAGTTCGATGAGACCAGTGGCACGAACGCGAATGATGAGGTTAGCACCAACGATGGGACGCTCGTCGGTAGCGTGACTCCCGGCGTTGCCGGAATCAAAGCAACGGCTTTCCAGTACGACGGCATTGACGGCAGTGTCGTGGTAGGCACCGCGCCTATCATTATCGGCGAAATCAGCGCCGAAGCCTGGATCAAGACGAGCGATACGGCACACACGCTTCAGCCTATCTTTGGTTTCTATGGTGAAAACTCACCTTATCCCGGCTGGGGTATGTTCTACAACGTCAGCGGGAACAAACTTCACTACTGGGCGGCGACCGGCGCGTGGGTTGATAGCACCGGGACGATCACCGACACCAACTGGCATCACGTTGCCGTGACGGTCACTTCCGCAGGCGCGGTCACGTTCTATATTGACGGACAGCCTGCCGGAACCGCGTCATCTGCCGGAGCGTCAAGTAATTCTGACACGAAACGTATCGGCGCAGCGACGGACTCGGCGAATGCGTACTTCTTCGAGGGTTTGATAGACGAACCCGCCGTCTATGACCTGGTTCTGACAGCCACGCAGATCGAAGCGCACTACGACGCTGGCATTGCCGTCTCGGCGGCGGATACTAGCGTCGTCAGTGCTACCGAGACGGCGACAGTGGCAACGCTCGTCGCTATCTCGGCGGTAGATACAACGAGCGTCGTCAGTGCTACCGAGACGGCGACACTCACTCTGTCAGAGCCATTAGGACCGATCACTAGCGGTGAAAACCCGCTCGTTACGCTGGCGCACACGGACACCATTACGGTTAGCCTGGTTTGCCGGCGGCGTTGGTCGCTACCATCCAGCGGGCAGGTCGGCGAGGCGTCCTTCGTGATTCCGCATGACTCGATTGCCGCCAATACCGCCTATGTTAATCCTGACGGCGGGTCGTTCGTCCACATTGCCCCTGTTGATGACTCCGGCGCGTGGAGCGGTATCGTGACGAATCTGAACGCCGATGAGTACGGTACGACGATCACTGCATCCCAACCAACCATCATCCTCTCGCACATTCCGGTTGCGTTGAATCGCAATTTCAGCGACATCCCTGCCTACGAGATCGCCAGGATGGCGTTGCAGTACGCGGCCAATGCGTCCGGCACCTATCCGCTGGCGCTGGGCACGGTTGCGGCCGGCTTGCCGCTCATCAGAACCTACTCGATGCACGGCGAGTCGTGCTGGTCGGTGCTGACCGACCTGATGACCATCAGTGGGCAAGAGGTAACGGTCACGGTCAGTGACCGACAGGGGCAGACCGATATGCTGAACTGGGGCGGCATTCACAATCCAGTGTATGACGGCATCCTGATGGCTCCGGGGCAGCTTCGCGATGCTACCTACGGCATTGACATCCTCGAACAGCGCAGCCGGGTGACGGCCATCAGTAACTACACGTCGTATTCGGTGAGTGCGCCGGACGTGGCGGCCAATAGCAACTGGCCGGCGCACGA